ATGAAGGCCGGGGGGTGTTTATTTTTGACCCCTCCCCTACTTTTGTGAGTTTGACATGTGAATGCAAAAATATTGAAATGATTTGAGTTAAAAGCTAAATGATGTAAATCTTTTTCTAACCAAAGACTTTTTAATTCAAAAAAAAAAAAAAATATACTACAAACAAGGTTCAAACAAACTTTAAACTTTTTTAATTCAAAAATATACTACAAACAAGGTTCAAACAAACTTTAAACTTTGAATCAAAAAGCTTTCGAAACTCAAAAATATGATTTCAATCAATTAAATGCAAAAATAACTTATTAATAAAATATATTAAAGTGAGAGCGCCACTACAAAAATATAGTTAAGCAGATACTAATTAATGTAGAAGTATAGATACAGATAACATCGAACAAGTCAGTCTGAAAAACCAAAGAAAGAACTGACAAAAATATGTTATTAAAATATACCTTGACACAGACACTTTAAAAAAATATGATTATAGACACAATTCTATTCAAAACATGTTAAAAATATGCGGCCTAGTAGCAACCAAACATAAAAAGAACAGAAAAAATGAATAAAATTAGTCTAAATTCATAACAAATATGGTTATGTTTTCATACAGATAAGGGTATGAAAAATATGTGATGTGAATGTGATGTAAAAATATGATTAACTACTAAAAATATTACTAATTCTATTACTAAAAATATGATTCTGTCTACAAAAATATAGATTAATATTCCTCCTTTGTTACTTACCATAATGATTCTAGACACCTCATAAAAATATATTAAATGAGGCATCCAAAAATATGTTATGGCAGTATAACAAAAATAAGGAAGGAATACTAATGAAAAATATATTAACTATATGTGACAGTAACACATAGATAACAATCAAATATGCATACAAATATAGTTTAGGTTTGTGAAGAAAAGGTTTTCTAAACACATGCCCTAAAAAATATAGCACGCAAAGACCAAATAAATATTTATAGTGCCAGTAAATATATTTATCTCATTAGGAGATGATTAAAAAAATATGGGAGTGGTACTAAAAATATGCTTGGCAATAGGTAGAAAAATAACTTAATCATCATCTTCTACTTTTATAATATATAGTTGAAATATGTCTAATGGATCTATCTCAACCAATCTTCTAGTTGCTCTTTCTATCTCTTCTTCCTCTTCAATGTCAGTCATATCATCAGTAATGTTAGCTAAGCGAGCAACTCTTTGACAAGAACAATAACCTTTTTCCATATCAAAGTCATACCAAGAAGCGAAATCTTCAAATGGGTTAAAAGGATTGTCTATAGTTGTAATATGGACTCTTTCTTTCATACTATTTCGCTCCTTTCAATGTATTAGATACGGTAGATTTAGATATACCTAATTTATCAGCAATTTGCTGTATAGTGAAATTACCATTGGCAGCCATAGCTTTAATACGAGTAATTTGTGCTGGTGTAAGAGTTCCTCTACGTGTTTGCGGCATGGATTTTTCTCTTAAAATATCTGGATCTGAATTTGCTAATATCTTTTTTAATTTATTTTCAGATATAGCTCCAGCTTGTATGGCTTCCCATTGTTTATCTGTTATAGTAATATTTCTTTTTCTTCTAGATATAGAACCAACTTCTTCTCTATATTTTGTCATCGCTCTTTGTCCTGCTTTTCTTTCATCTTCTGCTTTCATATCCGGATTTGCAGTTTTCTTTTTCTTCAAATCAGCAGCACCTAATCTAGTTGCTTGTCTTTCTTTAACACTATTTTTCATAGCATTATTAAGAGCAACCTCTAATTCAGATACTTCTTTAGCATAAATTTTAGCAGCATTTTTATCATACTTTAGCTTTTCTGTTTGCTTCATAGATATTCTAGCTTGATTAGCTAAAGATTTCATACTATTAGCATAATCAGCATATAATATTTCCATTTTATGTTTCTGTGGAGACACTAATTTATTAGCATCATCTACGGTTGACATTAATGGAACTTGTGTAGTTCTAGTTTTCTTACGATATATAATGGAACCATCTCTATTTTCAAATGACACAATACCAGTTTTTTTATCTTTAACCATAATTGGTTCATATTTTTCAACTTGTTTTGGATCATTCATATTATAAGTTATTTTTTCACCGCCAGAAGTCCACACAGTTTTAATACCAGTTTTTTTATCATAAGTAGAATCGGCATAATATAGTTTTTTATCATCAGCTTTTTGATAAATAAGAGAACCTTCCGGTCTAGATGGGTCATACCATTTAGTACCTTTCATATTAATATGTGGTTCACCTTGTCTTTTTTCTACATTTACAGGTGATTTAGCTCTTGAAACAATGGTTCCAGCACCACCATATTTACCATTTTCTTTCTTTTGATATAACTGTTTTAATGATGTTATATTATTATCTTTATAACTTTGATTATAATCTAATTTATGTTTTTCAGCATCAATAACAACCATTGAATGTTTTACTGCTCTAGCTAAATGATCATCTGGTGCTCCTTGTAAAGTCATATCACTAATAAGATTGGATATTTTACCCATCTCTAAATCTGTTCTTTTCATTACTTTAAATTCTTTTCCATTACGATAATAATGTTCTTGACCATTTTTATCTATTGTTTTTAAATCATATTTATATGATTTAGGTTCAAAATCTTTTAATTGAGATAATTGTTCTCTTGATGATATTTTTACTCTTCCGTTATGAGTTGGAATGCACATAACTGTATCTCCATCAAAATCAGCACCTGATAATCTAGCAGCCACTTTAGAATTTATACAAATAGCATCTATAGATTGCTTACCAATCATTTTTTCTCCAATTTTATTCTTATTATTTACAGTACATATAGGAATTTCAAAAGTACCACCATGGGGATATCTTACAAGAGCTAATTTAGTTCCATCTTTATATCCAGGTGCATATACTTCATTATCTTTTAATGTATTATTTGGTAAAATAACATGATACTTCTGTCCAGGTAAAGCAGCGGCTTTTAAATCGACAGCAGCGCCATCACATTTATCTGCGAATTTTTGTAAATAATATTTTTTAACAGTTGGATTAGTTAATGACATAATATCTTCATATTCTGCTTTTTTGTCATCTTTAGCTAATTTTAATTGTTTTTCAGCTAATTGCAGAGATTGTTTAGATAAAAATTGTGATGGTAAAGCATCTTTCCATTCATTCCAATCTGATTCATCAGCTCTTTTATTAATAAGACCTAATTTTTTCTTACCATCTTTTTTATCAATATACCAATATTGTCCACCTAAATCTGCATCTTTAATATTAGATCCAAATGGATTATCAGGATCATCTTTAATCGGTTTTAAAACATCTTTCATCGGAACAGATCTCGATTTATTAGTATTAAATCTTACATCTATACCATCTGGTAAATCATCAGCATAAACAGCCATTCCTTTTAAATAATGAGCATTATCTACCATGATACGAACTTGAGAATACTTTTTATTATCTCCTAAATATAAATCTTGACAACCTCTACGTAATTCAATAACACCATCCATATCTATTCCACCATCTTCGGCGTAACGAATTTGTAAACGTTTAGAATTTAATGATGTAGGATATGTAAATTTTGGTTCAAAAGTATCACCACGATCATGTGTTGTATAATTATTTATTGTTTTTACTTTATCATAATTATAAATATCTTTATATGGTACTTCTGGTTTAGCTAAAACAACTTGATTAGTTTGTTGATTTTTATTAGTTGGCTGAGGTATACCACCTTTATAAACATGATATCCTTGTCTTTCAAGAATATATAAAGCTGTATCTAGTTTTTCTTTAGATACTCCACCTAAAACTTCTCGTTCAACACCTTTACCAACATCAACCATTTTCTTACTATCTACTTCTTTTTTAAGTAAATTAGCAAGCTCTTGTGCTTGATTAACTCTTTGAACGTGTTCTTGATTTAACCAACCTCTAACTGTAGATTCTCGAACACCCATTTCTTTACCAATTTCAGTTGGCCCCATTCCTTGTTTCTTAAGTTGTTTAGCTCTAGTAATATCCATCATCTGTTTTTCATTTAAAGATATTCTTTTTTCCCTACGATATTGTGTAGTATTCATACCGAATTCTTTTTTAATATTTTCAGGAGTCTCGGTCCAACCTTTAGCCTTAAGTTTTTCAACTCTTGCTAAAAAATCAACACCTCTTTGGTAAGGGTTTTCACCAGAACCCCATGGATAACGTCCTGAATTTCCTCCATCCAAATGACCCTTTCCATAATGCATTAACATACTTGGATCATCATGCACTCCAAAATATGATTTCATTTCTTCTGCAATTGGATTCATAGGTTACTTACCCCCTTTCTATTTCTATTAATAATTTATCGCAATGGATTATTTTGTTCATGATCTGAGAAATATCTTCAGCAGTTGGTTCGTGAACTAATACTTCGTCATTCTGATAAATGCGAAGTTCCATTCGAATATCACTTGGTTTAACTCTATACTCCAAGCAAAATAAAGCAGCATAAATTTCTAACTGTTCAATATGTACTGGTCGTCGACCAGTTTTTAAGTCATGTATTCTTAAAAAGTTATTTCTAAATGCGATAGCATCGGCAGTACCGGAAAAATCGCTCTGAATAAAATAAAACAACTTCGGTATTCATCTTAAAACCAATTGCATCATTTACATATGCATATATAGTTTTTTTAGAACGGGGTTGTTTTATTCCGAAGGTCTATAGTACTTTTTGCCCATTCGTGTAATCGTGTTCCAATCTCAGCTGCACGAAGATTGTTATACACATCAATTAATTTATCATCAGAATATCTTAACCATGATGATTTGCTAGCACCGAAAGGAGCATGTAAACCTTCTAAATTATCATGTCTATTAAATCGCATGTGTACCCTCCTTATTTTTTGTTAAATTTTTTACGAAGTCTGGACAAAACTTCATCTTTGTTTTCTGGATAAATAAAACTTGCAAACGACATATTATTCATCTTATCAACATAATAATCTTGATTAGGTTGATGTGATGCTTTAATAGATCGCTTATTCTCTAGCACAGCCCATTTATCTTTATAAAGGACGAGTAAATCTGGAATACCTTGAATATCTCCTGAATCTAATTTAGTAATCATACATCCTGGAAACATACCTTGTAATTCCTTTTTTAGATCAGATTGAAATTTACTTTCTTTCATCTCTAGTGCCTCCTTTTCTTAAAAAAGCAAAAGAGAAAGTAATAAGTTTCGGTCGGTTCTTCAACAGAAATATATACGGCCGATTTATCTTATTTCTTCTCATAACAGGATATGATTTTTTCGCGCCTTTAAAATATAGAAAATATAAATCACTTTTGTTATATTTTTTTCTCTTGCTCTTTTTGTTTTTCTTTTAAATCATTAGCCCACTTTTCAAAAACTTCACTTAATGTTTTGTATTCTAACGCTTTCTTTTGAGTCCATTTATTATATACAGATTCTATTGTAGCTGAAATTAAAAATATACCAGCTAATATTGAAAACATAAAAAATCCATTTGTATCTTGCTGAATTAATTTAATAACCGCTAATATAAAAAATCCTAAAACAGATAAATATAACATTTTATTCTCCTCTCTAACTCTTAAATTTTCTATCCCAAATTCCCACTTTTTTTGGGCATTAAATTTATTTTATTATTTTTTATTTTTTTTTTAATTTTTAATAAAAAAAATGGGAAAATGGGAATTTTACCTAATTTGGGACCGCAATCCTTACAGCCATAAGGGTTTCCGCCGTTCCCACTTTTTCCCCACTTTTTCATTTTTTCCCACTTTTTTCTCAAAAAATTGAGTTTTTTCTAAAACTTTTAAAATTTCAAAAAATTAAAATCAAAATTTTTATAAAAAGTGGGACAAGATTTTTAATCAAATTCTTGATCTAAATCAAACATTTTTTCTAATATCTCATCACAGGATATAGCAATACAATAACGTCCGAACTCATCCCAATTATTTGTTTGAGTATGGTCTGATTTATATTGTTGTACCCACTGTCTAAAAGTTTCCCACTTATCTACAATGTTACAATCTATATTTACTTTATCAATTTTAGGCAAACCTACTCACCATCCTTCCAAGTTAAATTAGGTTCATTCATAAAAGATGAAGCCATAACTTCTATCCTTTTCTTTTCCGCTTCTGTTAACCTAGCGATTCTTTTCTTTCTTAACTCTTCTCTAGAATATACATGACAACGTTCTTTCATTCTAGCTTCCGCTTCTCTATCAAGAGTCTTTTTATTTTTACTTCCTTTAGGACGTCCGCATACTGACTTCACCTCCCCTTCTAAAACATTTGAATTTCGTCTCTAACTATTAATTTAATTCCAGTACGATCTTCACTATCGACTTCAACTTCTGCAAAGGCCGGTATACATACGAGATTATGTCCACTAGGTGCAACAAAACCTCTTGCTATAGCTATTGCTTTTATTGCTTGGTTTAAAGCTCCGGCTCCTATTGCTTGTATTTCTACTTTTCCACTTTCTTTAATTTGTCCTGCTATAGCTCCTGCTACAGAATTAGGATTACTTTTGCTACTAACTTTTAAAATATCAATCTTCTCCATTTTTATCTTTCCTTCCTTTTTTCTTTTTAAAAATATTTCTAAAAAATTCATTTAAACTCTGCATAGGTCTGTCCTCAGTAAATTGACATTGTAAAGTTACCCTACAATTACATTGTGGACATCTAATCCATTTATGCACACCAAAACCACCTAGCAGGTCCATTTCATCTGGGGTTGTCATATCAACTTGGATCTCCTGTGTGTAAAATTGAAAATAACATTTACATTCAGGACATTCCACTTTGTTTTGTTCAGGATAATTTCCTTTTATTAATATTTCAGACATGACCCAATTACCTCCTTTAAACATTTCCATCTTTTAAATATTTACGTATGCAATTTCCACAGAAGTCAAACTTTTTAATTTTTTCTAAACTAGACTGGCCAAGTTTGCTTTTTAAAATATAGATTACATATCTTTTTTCTTTCTTAGTATTAATTTTTCTATGACATCTATCACATTTAAAAATGCTACCTTTACCTTGTCTAGTATAATCAATACTAACTATACTCATTAATCGTCTCCTTTGTGTCTTTGTTCATAATCAAATTTTAATTCTTCCTTACGCATTTCTACATCTGGATCTATTTCTACTTGTTCTGATAATAGTAATTTCTTTCTATATTCTATTTCAGTTAATGCCAATATTGCATAGTTTGCTAAATCTAAAAGTGTATCTTCTATTTTTTCACCTCTAACCGCTGCATCTTGTATTTTATTAAGAGTTTTAATACGGTTCATTTTATCATCCATTCTAACTAAGAACGAAGTAAGACCATATTCATCAAATGTTTTTGATACACTATCACCATAATCATGATTTTTTTTCAAATATAAATTTTTCATTTCATTAATATAATCCATAAATATTAATTCTTTAGGATTAAAAGGTCTATCTTCATAATCGCATCCTTCGCATCCCATTTTTTCTACACGACAGTGCATCCATTCTTTATCATCACATTTTTCTTTCATATTAAAACCTCTTTCCTATTCCCAATATTGGAAATCTTTTAAATCATCAAATATTTTTTCCATTTCTGATTCAATATATTTTATAGATATCCATTCTTTAGTTTTTTGATTTAGAGGATCGCCAATTGGATCATGCATTTTTTCATATTTAATAATATCGTCATCATAAATTTTTCTATTATATATACGTCTGTATAATTCACAGAAATTATTTATACCGACATAAGCTTTAGCTTTATCATTAATTAATTTAAGATACTCTTGAGCATCATTGTCATTTGTATCAATTTCAAATATTATTTTCATCTTGATCCTCCAATCCATCTATTATAGGAATATGTTTATAAGTATCAGCATTTATTTTATCAAATTGTCTAGTAGCTGTATTAGTTACAGTAATGCCATAATTATCAATTTCAGATTTACATGGCATTATTTTTATTTCATTAGAACCAAATTGATGTTCAATTTGTAATTCATTTTCTAATTCTTCTATCTGTGGTTCAATCTCATCTTTTAATTGTGGATTATCTTTTAATATAGCTTGTAATGCATGTATTTGTTCTTGTTTAGATAATGGTTTTGATATAACACTTCTTGGTTGATTACCAAATAAGAATCTAGAATCCAACATTCTTATACCATATTCTTGACATATAACATGTTCAATTCTACATCCTCTTGAATCTATCCAACCATCATCAAAATATACAGCATCAATATCTGCCATTAACATAATAGATTTAGCTATATAAAATACTCCAGGATGATTTAATTCTCCAGCTTCAGCTTTTATAAATGAATCAATAACATCAATATGAAGTTTAGCAAATTCTTGTCTTAATTCATTTAATCTATTTATTATATCATCATTTCGTCTACCATTCATTGGTAAACTAATCATTACTTTCATTACTGTTTTTCCTCCTTTTAATTTCTGTTTGGCCTTTTGAAAATAATTTTATTCTCCTTTATTATATCTTTCGTCTGGCTCATAAAAGCCAATTAAATTTTCTATAGCGGTTATCATAACATCATCTACTATAATAACTCCAGCTTGATTATTTTCTTTCATCATCTTATGTTTATCTATAATAGATTTAAGATAATTAATGTAACCATAATTTTGTTCTATTAGATCATATTCTAATATCTTTTTTAATTGCTTATATACTCGCCTTACCCTTCTGCGAGGAATATAAGATTGTATTTGTTGTTTTAAGTCATTATTTTCAGCTTTAAGCTTTTTTAGTTCTTCCTTTATTGACATGATAACCCCCTCCTACCAAATGATCAATCAATTCTAATGTTTCATGACCACTGATAACATTTAATATACACATTTGTCCATCGGATGCTTCCTGACCTACTATGATTTGTGGTATTTCCGGTTGAAAATGTAAAATATAATCTTTTGACATATTATTACCTCCTATCTTTTTGGTAGTATTTCATTTGAAATATAACGGTATTGTTTAGCATGAAAATTATAAAAATGTTCTAATACTAAAGCACACTGTTCAGCATTACCGTAATTTTCTGTTCCATATTTTAATATAATATTATTATATAATCTACTTTTATCAATATCTTGTAAGTAATAAATTTTTGTTACTAAAAAGAAAAATATAGCTGGATTAATTATTTTTACTTTAATGTTGTCTTTAATTTCTTTCATATATTGTAAACAAATTATACCATCCTTAATATCATCTTCTGAAAATTCTACATCTCCAGCTTTAATTCTTCTTTCTTTAATATATTTTTTACCTATAGCTGATAAAATAACTTTTAAAGGAAATTCATCATATGCTTTAACTACTTTTTCTAATGCTTTAAATGTAACATTACCCAAACTAGCATAATAATGAATATAATCTAACATTCCCCAATTCTTTTGAGTATTATTAATCGTTATAAGATCTGCTCCTGTAACAGCATCATCTACATAATACATAATAGGCCAATTTAATTCTTTTAATGCTTGAAATCTATGTTGTCCATCAATAATTTCCATTTTACTATTACATATTATCGGAATGATTTGACGTCCGTCGTCAATTAACTTTGATTTCAAACTTGCTACTTTATTGTAACTTACTTCTCTGTTTTCTTTTTTAAAACTAAATAATTCATAATTTTGTGTTTTTAATATTTCCATATTTATTACCTCCTATTTTATTAAATATGTTTTTCTTATAATTAAAATTTATTCCTGGTTTTGGATTTTCAGTGGTTCTTTATTTTATTTTATATTTTGCATATTATATTTTGCATATACTACCTCCTTCCCGTATCTACTTCTTCTACAACGGTTTCTTTCCCACATTTTGGACAGACACCATAGAATCCATAACCACGAGCGTTACTCTTTTGTTTTACTGGTATTCGTTTTTCACCACACCATTTACATTTTACTGTCTCGTCTTTTATTTGCATCTTTCCACACCTCCACTAATTTACTCAGAGCTTTTGCTGAATCATTTGCTCTTTGTCCCACTAGTTGAAAAGATTCATTTACTTTTTTCCAACTTTCATTTTCATAAGATGGTGGTATTGTGTATTGTGTTAAATCGTATTGGTTTTTAAATATAAGACCTTGAGCTTCTAAAATATACCTTTGATTAAATAATCGCTCAAGTATAGTATGTTTTTCTTTTATTGGGCCTGTTTCGTTTGTAGTTATAATTCTTTTAACCATGAGACCTCCTTACTATATGCCTTTAAAATAACTCATTAAACGAATTTTTTCAAGCATATTATCAATTCTATTACAAAATTCCTCATTTTCCTCAGGTGTTTCTGGGCAGAAGAATTCTATTTCATTTTTATGATCGTTAGATTCATCTATCCAAACTTTATGTATCACTTCTGGTTCCTCCTTTGGTTTGATTGGTTTTAAAATTTGATGCGGGGTAAATGAATATATCTTACCCTCTAGGTTATTTTTAAATCTTTTTCTTAAATTAGTTTGTATTCGTGATATTTGAGATTGACTTCTATTTAAATTTTCTCCAATTTCTCTTTGCGATAGACCTTGTTTTTTTAAATCTAAAAATTCTTCCTCTATCTCACTAAGATTTAATCTGTCAAATGCTTGTTGAATATCAATATCGCGTAACATAATATCTATATGATCGATGTCATCTGGTATTAAATCTTCAACAGTTAATTCTGATTTATCATCTGTACAAACAACTGTGTACATACTAAAATCATGGTCCTTATGTTTTTTAACAGAACGTAAATAAAAATTTATATTATTAAATATAATTTTATATGCAATAGTGCTTAAAGCCCATTTAGGGTTATAGTGTTGTATCGCTTTCCATAACCCTAATAGAGCAACTTGTTTTATATCTTCGTATTCTTCCGGATAATTTGTACGATATCTATTTGCTATTTTATAAGCAATATTGACATTTTTATTGAACATTTCGTTCATTTCTTCATTTGTCATAACATCATACCTTACCCTTTCTTTTTATTTTTTCTTAATTCAGCTTTCTCTTTTTTAGTTAGTTCTCTTTGTTCAAAATATAATGGTTTTCTTGAATTTGTATTTGTAGGTATACTTAGACAAGTATTACATGGATCTTTCCAATCTTCTTTGTCTTTAAATTTACAATTTTGACAATATGTATTAAAATCGACTATGTGTTCTCTGATTTCCATTTGATTGTCCTCCTTTCTTTTATTCTAATTCATCTGCTGCAACTATATAACCTAATCCATCAACTTTACCATAATATAATTTATGTGGAAAATCTCTGTTAAAATCAGGTCTTCTTCTTAAGAAATTATAGCAAGCAGGGTTTCCACTTATTCCAAGGTTAAATACCTCATCGTTTGTTAATGTGTTTGTTACTGCAAAATCTATTATAAAATCTTTACCACCAATTCCTTGGTGTAAAACATGTGATTTAATTCTACGTATAGTCATAATTATTTTCCTCCTTATTTAACTTTATTAATAAAATTTTTTACTATATTGATTCCTTTTTCTGTAACTCCTCCTAAATTTTTATCTAAACATTGAGCTACAGTATATCCTAAATAGAATCCAATTCCTAATTTAATATATTCTTTCATACTACATTCCTCCTATATGAAAAATCTTTTTTGTATAAATTTTTTGTAATCTTCGTAAATAACATTAGCTATTTCATCAATGTTATATGGTGATATAAACATAAAACTATCACTTCTAATATTATTTAAA